GGCGGCAACTCCACGGGGTCACGGGCGCCGGGAGGCGGCGGCGGGGGAGCGCTGCTGTCGACGGTCGTCGTGGCCGTGGTGCCGGGCACCTCGTACTCAGTGACGATCGGGGCAGGCGGCGCCGCCGGTGCAGTGGGCGTCGACGGCAACTTCGGCGCTGACACCACCTTCGGCTCGCTGGCGACGTTCGGCGGCGCATCGGGAGCCAACGTCACGAGCACCGCCACGTTCTCTCCCGGCGGCGCGGCGACGAAGAGCAGCACCGGCGCCAACCTCTACTGCTACGACACCTCGCCTACGACTTCAGCGCTTCCCGTCGGGCACCCCGGCTCAGGCGGCATCGCCATCGCGGTGCTGGGACAGCCCGGCGCCATGAACGCCACGGGCGGCTTCTCCGGCGGCGCCGCGGGCGCGGTCGTCACCAACGCAGGCGGCGGCGGCGGCGGAGCGGGGCCGTACGGCGCGGGCGGCGCTGGCGGGACAGGCGGCGTCTCGACAGCGGGCAGCGGCAGCAGCGCCTCGGCCAACACCGGGGCCGGCGGCGGCGGCGGCGGCAATGCCACGACGGGCGGGGGCGGCGGCGCCGGCGGATCGGGCCGGCTGACAGTGAGCTGGGTGCAGTGATGTTCCACGCCCTCGACGCATTGCTGTGCATGGGAGGCCTGGCCTCGCTGTCCTGGAGCCTGTGGGACCGCAGGAAGCGCTCAGGGGCCCGAGCGGTGCCCACCGCTGCCCCCACGACAATCCCAAGCGCCGCTGACGGAGGAACACCAATGGACAATTCGGGCCACCCACGCAGGGCCAACCTGCTGACGGGGGCCCAGCGACGGGAGATGGTGCTGGGGCGGCGCTGATCCACGCCATGGGCGCCCATCCTCAGGTTGGGACCAATACCTACTCCGCATGAGCGGAGCGCCGGAACAGCCCAAGGCAGACAAGAAGAAGGACGCAGTCTCCTCGCTGGAGGGCGTCCTCAGGACGGCGGGCAACTTCGGCTACAGCGTCAGCAGCGTCGTCGTCTCAGCGGACGGCGGCCTGACGGTGCAGCTGCAGAAGCCCAAGGCGCCTGACCCCTACCATCCTGGCTCTCCAGAGGACCTCTTCCGCCGAGCGGCTGAAGCCTTCGACGGCCACATCGGGGCGGGCTGATGGCCAAGAAGCCGAACAACAAGGTCACCGCGCTGAACGAACCGTGGTGGAAGCGGGAGGGCGACGACTGCGGCAAGCAGTGCTGGTCGTTCTACGTCCGGGTCGCTGACCTCATCAGCAGCCAGCGGCTGGCATTCTTCATGTGGCGGCAGCGCTACATCGACCTGTCGTCGTCGCTCCTCGGCTCCACTGGGCCCAACGTGGCCATGCTGGCCTCCAGCTACGGGGCAGGCGCCACCTACAACCTCGTCAACAGCTGCACTGAGGCCGTCGCCAGCCAGACGCTGAAGGACATGCCTCGCATCACCTTCGCCAGCACCGACGCCAGGAGCAAGACGCAGCGCCGGGCCAGGAAGCTGACGCAGTACTACGACGGCGAGATCGACGGGGCCCGCATCAGCAGCGAGGCCCCTCGTGCCGAGGTCGACGCCGTCTACGCAGGCACCGGCTACGTCAAGGTCATGGAGGACCTGTCGGGCGACATCGTGGTGGAGCGCGTCTTCCCGTCGGACATCCTCGTCGACCCCCAGTGGGGGATGATGAAGCGCCCCAGGGAGCTGGCCCACACCTACCGGGCCGACCTGCAGCAGCTGAAGGAAGCCTACCCGGACAAGGCCGACGTCATCGAGGGGTCATCGTCGGAGCCCATCGGCCGCGCCGTCAGCGCCCGCTCCCCCACCGTCACCCTGGGCCAGACCCGGGGCGTCATCGAGGCCTGGCGGCTGCCGTCGGGCCCGGCCACCGAAGACGGCAAGCACGTCGTCTGCGTCTCAGGAGGCATCCTCTTCGAAGAGGAGTGGAAGCTCGACTTCTTCCCCGTCGTGGAGCTGCGCTTCCAGGAGGACCCGCTGTCGTGGTGGGGCGTCGGCGTGGCGCAGATGCTCTTCCGCCAGCAGCAGCTGGTCGACGACATGGTCCGCACCTGGGTGACCAGCTACCGGATGACGGCCATCCCCCGCGTGGCCATGCCGGAGGGGGCCATGATCAGCGAGAGCCAGTTCAGCAGCGGGCGCAACATCCTGACCTACAAGGCGAGTGCCGGCGGCGGCAAGCCCGAGTCCCTCAACCTGCCCATCATGGGCGACGGCGCCTTCTACACCATGCTGGAAGGCTGGAAGCAGTGGGCCTACCAGTACGTCGGCGTCAACGAGGGGGCCGTCAACGCCACCAAGCCTGCCGGCGTCACCAGCGGCACTGCGCTGCAGGAGTACCGGGACAACCAGTCGATCAGGCTCTCCCAGTTCGGCAACCGCAGGGACAGGTTCTACGAGCAGGTCGCCCGGTCCGTCATCGAGCTGACCCGGATGCGGGTCGCCAGGGAGGGCGTCAGCCCCAGCGCCAAGGGCGCCAAGTTCCTGAAGTCGATCAAGTGGTCCGACTGCTCCCTCGACAGGGACCAGTACACAGTCGCCAGCTTCGCCACCAACGACCTGCCCCGCACCCCGGCGGGCCGCAAGGAGTACGCAACGGAGCTGGCGCAGGCCGGCATCCTCGACCGGATGACCCTCCTCAGGGTCTACGACCAGCCTGACGTGGAGGCCAACGAGCGCCGCATCCTCAGCTGGTGGGAGCGCCTCGACCGGGCCATCGAGGGCTTCTACGACCACCAGCGCGACCCCGTCCTCTGCGCCCCGGACGAGTACCTGCTGCCCAAGGACGACCCGGCCCAGTGCCAGCAGGTGCTGACGGTGACCCGCCAGGAGTACAACATGATGCTGTGCGACGAGGAGCGGGATGAGGAGGCGCTGGCCCTCCTCGACCAGTTCTACCGGTCCCTCCAGGCCAAGATGCTGGAGTACTCAGCGCCGACGATGGGCCCAGGACAGGCCCCGGGAGCGCCCACTTCGCCGCAGGGCTCGCCCCTCGGCCAGCCCATGGCAGCGCCCCAGTCGCCTGCCCTTCCCAATGCCCCCGGAACCTGACCCATGCCCGAGCAACAGACGACCCCCAACCCCACGGCAGCCGCCAACGGTGCCCCCACCAAGCCCGCAGACAATCCCAAGCCCGCCGATGGCAGTACCACCCCTGACAATTCGGCCGAGGCACCCAAGGGTCGCGGAGCGTCCCCCGAGCAGATGCGGGTGGTGCAGGCCGCCCAGCAGCGGAAGCGGGACGAGGAACGGAGGGCGCTGGCCGACAAGGCGAGGCAGTTCGACGAGCTGACGAACCTGGCGCAGAAGGACAGGTCCGCCTTCCTGAAGCGCATCGGCTACAGCGAGGCCGACATCGCCAAGGACTACGTGGAGCGGTCCGGGATGAAGTGGACGCAGCCCCAGGGCGCTGCAGCGAGTGCACCGCCCCAGCCCAACGAGGAGCTGACGGGCATCAAGCAGGAGCTGCAGAGGCTGCGGAGCGAGAGGCAGAACGAGGCCCTGGCCGCGGAGGAGAGGAAGCTGCTGGCCAAGGCCAAGGACCTGGTCCTGAAGGCGGGCGACAGGGCGAAGCTGGTGCAGAAGCTGGAGGCCTACGACGAGGTCAAGGCCGAGGGCGAGAGGATCTGGGCGGAGCAGTCGCTCAGCGACCTGAAGCTGACCACCGAGGAGTACGAGGAGCTGACGACGCAGGTCTTCCAGACGGCGGCCGACAGGGTCGAGGCCCGGCACCAGGAGCGCCGCAAGCGCTACCTCGCTGACGACGAAGCGGGGACAGTGCCCAAGGCAGCTGATGGGACGGCGCTGAAGAAGCCCGTCCCGGTCCAACCCGGCGCAGCGGCCAGCAGGCCGCCTCGCCCGCTGCCCAAGGACGACCCGCTGGCAGACATCATTCGCAAGTACGGCAAGGCCGCACAGGGGAACAACACATGAGCAAGAAGCACGAAGCAGCGGCGGCCGCCAAGGCCGCCATCGAAGGGGCAGTCACCGCAGTCCCCCAGGGAGCATTCGCCAACACGTTCGGGCAGGCACAGCAGGCCGCAGCTCCAGACCTACACCCCACGTTCGAAGAGACGCTGGTCACCGTCCATGAGGTCGGAGGCGAACTGTACGCCATCAACTCGGTGGGAGAAGACATCCAGATGACGTCTGGCTTACGAGCACCGCCACCGCTGCAGCCACGACCGGTGGAGCTGCGCAAGGCCGTCTTCAACAACGAGCTGGAGATCAACCACCTCTTCCGCAACTGGTACGCCGTCGGCACCGAAGGGGTGACGAGGATCACCCACGACGGCACCTTCGTCCGCATCTGGCTGGGCGGGGAGAAGGCGTGGATCGCCTCCGACAAGGACTTCCGCTTCGGCATCGAGGCGTGATGATGCAGCGGGTGCATCACACATGAGCCGGACAGGCAAGGTCGCTGCCTCCCCGCCGGAGCAGCTGGAGAGGGTGCACCTGGCCCGGGGCGCCGCCTTCGAGACGATGGAGCGGGAGGTGCTGAAGCTGAAGAGGCTGAGTGAGGACTCGGAGAAGCCGCTGGAGACGTCGCTGGCCAAGGCCCTGAACGACTACACGGCCCGGCTGAACGACACCCTCCGCAACGAGCGGGACATGGAGCGGATGGACGTGGCCATCGATCGGGTGGCCGACATCGAGCTGGAGAAGATGATCGACGACATGGCGGCCCGGAAGGCGGCCCGCATCTCGCAGCAGCGGGACTGGGCAGAGAAGAAGGCGGAGCAGCGGGCCGAGGAGATGCTGGCGAGTGCTGATCACTCGCTGGCCGACGACGCTGAATCAACGACGATCAAGCGCAAGCGGGTGACGGCATGAGCGACGACGAAGCGACGCTCCGTCGCACGGCGACCGACGGGAGACAAAAAACACCCATCCCATGGGATGGGTCCTCGGCTGCAGCCTGGCCAGATGCTCGACCTCGAACAGGACGGCACCATGTGGCTGGTGCTGGGACTCACCGGCGACGGCATCCCGGATCAGGTGAGTGCTGACCTGCACTCACTGGCCGCACAGTCGGACGCGGTAAGGCTCGACTCCCCCATCACCGCTGGGCCGCCCGCCCACCTCACGGCGCATTCGCAGGGGCAATCGAGCCTCAATCGACGCTCTGCTTCAGCCCCAGCTCAGCCCTTCGAAGGGCACTGCGCCGCCGAGGTACCAAGCCTCGGTACCACGTACTGCGGCTCAACCTCCTGCAATCGTTCGGCCGCACACGGTTTTGGAACATGTTCAGAGCGCTGCAGCGTGACCGTGCAGCGTCTCCGTCCTTCGTGGAGGGCCGCACTGTCCGTCGGCAGCACCCTACCTCGGCGGCAGCGCGGGCCACACCAGAGGGCACGTCGGGCCGGGCAGGGCCGTGGATCGGCGCCGCCCCCCATACCACTGAGGCCACCGACGCCTGCGCTCCCATGACCCCCGGAGTTCAAGGCATTGTTCTCCCTTCTCGTCGCTCGCCCAGTGCGACACCCGTTCCGCGGACGGGCGGCCCAGGGCGTAGACCGGGAGTGAAGGAGTGGGACTGCCAGTTTGCGACGTGTCGCCCCTGGACGTCGTCGCCCGACGCTCGGCGGTCCTGGGCATCCCGACGCCCCCGTGTCTTGAGCGTCCTCAAGGCAATGCAGTTCGATGCAGCGTCGCTACGTCGCTTGCCGTCGGTCGCCGTGCGACGGAGCGTCGCTTCGTCGTCGGCTGCAGCGTCCCCCGGGCAGTGCAAGCGTCGTTACGTCGTCTGCTGCACTGTCCTTGCTTCGGGCCGAGCCTGGTAGCGGCTGAAGCTCGCTACGAGCAGAAGCCTACCTACTCGGTGCCGCTGACCCCAGAGCAACGCGTTGCCGCCCTGTCCCGCTACCGGGACGAGCAGCTGGCTGGCGCAGTACTGGCCATGGCCTACCCGGAGCAGCTCAGCTTCATCGAGGACCCACACCGCCTCAAGGCGGCCTGCGGCTCCCGTCGGGTCGGCAAGTCGCTGATGGCCGGCTGCGACCTGGTCGCCGCTGCCCTGCGGAACCCAGGCTGCAAGTGCCTCTACGCCGCCGGCACCCGGGCCGAGGCAGAGCTCATCATGTGGGACGACGTCCTGAAGCGGATCGTCGCCGAGTGCGAGGTGCCCTGCAGGTTCAACGAGGCCGACCTCACCCTCAGGTTCGACAACGGCAGCACCGTCAGGCTCTTCGGCGCTGACGCCACCAGCGAGCAGCGCAGCAAGGTCGTCGGCCAGAAGTACGCCCTCGTCTACATCGACGAGGCGCAGAAGTTCCACAACGACCTGCAGGCCTTCGTCCGCGACGACCTGTGGCCCGCCATGGCCGACCACCAGGGCACTGTCTGCCTGCTGGGCACCCCCTCCAACCGGCGGGGCTTCTTCTGGCGGGTCACCGGCAGCGCCTCCGAGGGCCTGTCCCCGGGCGGCAAGGAAGGCAAGGTGCCCGGCTGGTCCGTCCACCGGTGGACGGCGCACCGCAACCCGCACATCGATTGGGCCGGCGAGATCGCCTACGAGCTTGCCCTCGATCCTTCCGTCGAGGGGACGGCCGGCTTCCGCCAGCGGCGCTTCGGGGAGTGGCGCTTCGACGAGCGGCTCCTCTGCTACCCCTCCTGGGGCGTCTCACCCGACGGGCTCCCCCAGCTCGGGCCTGGCGACCGCTGGTCCTTCGCCCTGGGCTGCGACACCGGCGACGTCTCGGCCCTGGTCGTCGTCGCCTGGTCCCGGAAGCAGAAGGCCTGCTTCGTCAACGAGGCCTGGAAGCAGCGGGGCGCCACCATCGGCGACCTGGTCGACCGCGTCAGGCAGCTGGAGAGGACCTACAGCTTCGAGGCCTACGTCTGCGACCCGGCCTCCCGGATGATCGTGGAGACGATGCGGAAGCAGATGGGCATCCCGTGGGACAACGCCGACAAGCCCGACAAGGCCCGGGCCATGGGCCTGATGGCCGAGGACATGCGGTCGAAGCGCCTGCTGCTGTGCCCCGGGACCGACGACCTGCAGCAGGAGCTCCGCGCCCTCAGCTGGGACGAGGAGCGGGACAGCAGCGGCGCCCGCAAGGAGGCCTCGGGCCAGGACAACCACCTCTGCGACGCCCTCCTCTACGCCTGGCGCCGCAGCCAGCACGCCCTGGCCACCGACGCTGGGCTGCTGGGCGAGGAGCAGTGGGCCCCCCACCTGCGGATCCGGGACCCTCGCCTGCGGCAGGCCGTCGCCGAGGCCCACGCCAGGGACAAGGCTGACAGCGATGGCTGGTCCTGGAGAGGGTGACGGCAGCGCCCTGAGGCCGTGCTCCAGAGCAGTGCAGTCACGACTGCAGCGTCCCCGATACCTACTCGCCAGGGGAATGCAGCACCTGCACTCTCCGAGGAGATCACCCTGACATGAGCGCTGCATCGACGCTGGCCAACGGCTGGCTGCTTGAGAACCCGGGAGACAAGGTCTACCGCCCCCAGCTGTTCCGCAAGTTCCCGACCTTCCGCATCCTCCACAAGAGGGCCCGTGCCTTCTCAGGGTCCGAAGGAGGCCGCTACAAGCTGTACTCGGTGGAGAGCTCCCCCGGCGTCGGATCGGGCCCCACCTTCGCCCGGGCCCAGCAGAACGCCATCATCAACCAGTACGGCAACAGCCCGGTCTACCAGGTGCCGCCCATCAGCTACTACGGCTACGCCAGCATCCCGGCCATGACCTGGGCCCAGGCCGCCGACGACGAGTACTCCTTCATCACGGCATTCGACAAGTCGATGAAGGACGCCACCGCCAGGATGATGCAGGACATCGCCCCGCAGGTCTTCGGGGCTGGAGCGCTGGGAATCGGCACCATCGCCGCCATCTCGACGACGACCACGACCAACGACACCATCACCCTGACGACCAACCTGGACGGCTACAAGTTCTACGAGCAGACATCCTTCCTCGACGCTGCGGCCTCGCCCAACAGCGGCAACTACCGCAGCCGGGCCTCGGCCTCGGTGCCGCTGCAGGTCACCGGCGTCGACCGGGTCGCCGGCAAGCTGTTCTTCGCCGCGCAAAACGTCACTTCCGTCCTCACCGGCCTCAGCGTGGGGGACACCCTCTTCAACGCCACCGACGACACCTCGGTGGGCCTGTCGGGCCTCATCGGCCTCGAGGCCATCTGCCCCTTCGGCGGCGTCACCAACCAGTCCGACAGCTTCTACAACGTCAACCGCAGCGTCAGCAACCTGCTGTACGGCGTCAGCTACGACGGCAGCAACGACAGCGACGTGGTGCAGATGATCAACAACGCCCGGACCCGCAGCAAGTCGGTGGTCCAGGGCGAGCAGGACCTCTTCGCCCTCAACCCGCAGACATTCAACAAGATGCGCAAGCAGCTGATGACGCAGAACCGCTACACCACCAAGGACATCATCGTGTCCCCGGTCACCGGCTACAGCGACCTGCAGGAGGAGACCATCTCCGGCATCGACATCGGCGGGGCCATCGCCTACGAGGACGTCACCGTCCCGGCGACCCGCTGCTGGGGCTTCATGCAGGAGGACCTCGACTACAACATGCTGAACGACGGCCTGGTGCCCTGGGACTTCGCCGGCAGCGCCGCGATGCCTGGCCCGATCGCCGGCAGGGACACGGTGGAGTTTGCGTTCGCCGCGTACCACAACACCTTCGTCAAGAACCCGAAGAACCTCCTCAACATCAAGGTCAACGCCAGCAACGGGTGATGCGGCGATGACCGCCGCACACACGCTTGACTGACCCACAGGAGGAACACACCAGATGCCCAACTCGTTCAACTTCCAGGACCTGCAAGAGGCCTGGCCCGACACCGTCAGGACCGAAGGCTGGATCAAGCTGACGGCCAACGCGCAGCCGCCCTTCGTCACCCCCCGGGGCGACGTCGTCAGCGGCAGCCACGTCAGCGCAGCCGGCACCGTCATCCGCGGCGGCGGCACCTCCAACACCCTCTGCTGGCAGGAGGCCAAGGGCGTCTACAACGTCTGCTTCGACCAGCTGATGGGCAACAGCCTGCGCATCGACCCGGTGGGGCAGCCCCTGGTGCTGATGTCGGGATCGCAGAACCCGCTGTCCAACTCCGTCGGCGGCTACAACAGCTCGGCGCCCGGCGCCACGGGCTACGTGGCCGGCACCTCGGGCAGCATCACCACTGCGCTGTCGGCCCTGTACGACGGCGGCACCCAGTACCGGGTCACCAACCTGGGCACCTTCGTCACCGCGTCGAGCCCGGCCTACGCTGGGACCATCCCGGTCACCGTCCAGACCTTCGTCCTGGAGCTGGCCTCCAGCGGCAGCTTCTCGCCGACTGACCCCGTCACCAACGACCTGTGGCTGCCGCTGATGAGCGTCTTCACCAGCGACGACGGGAGCTGGTGATGCCCCCCAGCCCGGCCATGGTCATCGCCATGGGGAGGCTGAAGGGCAAAGGCAGCGAGCCCCCGCCCGAGGCGCCGCCCGCGGAAGCCGTGGAGCACATGCACCGGTTCGCCGCCGCCCTGGGCCTCAAGCTGTCGGACGACGACGCCGAGGCAGCGTGCCAGGCCTTCAAGGACCTGTGTGGCTGCATGGAGCCGGACGAGGGCTGACAGGGTCACCCACGTTGTCCCCAGACAATCCCGCGCCGCGTGGATGAGGATTACCAATGACGCTGCACGACCACATCCATCCCATCGCTGCGTCGCTCGTCATGATGCAGGCCCTGCCCGGCACCGACGAGGTGGAGAAGGCGCTGCTGAGCGCGATCTCCGCCGTCGCCTCGTGGGCGACGGTCAAGCTGTGCACCTGGCTGTGGAACAAGGCCTTCGCCAAGAAGGCGGCCTGAGGCCATGGCACTGACAGCAGGCACCGTCGCCGCCGACGTCAGGGCGAGGACCAACAAGGGCAACGCCCAGAACCCGAGCGACGCCACGCTGGTCAGCTGGATCAACAGCTCCGCGCTGCACCTCTACGACATGGTCATCGACCGCGAGATCTACACGGTCAGCTACTCGACGGCCTCGCTGGCCGGCAGCACCAACCTCTTCCCCCTTCCTTCGGACTTCAACAGGTTGAGGGGCTTCGAGCGGCAGAACAGCAGCTTCTGGACGAACGTCGACAAGCTGCCATACAGCCAGCGCAACGGCGCCGTCGGGCCCGTCAACGGGACGTACCGGCTGCGCTACTACCCCAACATGCCGGCGGTGCAGCAGCTGTCGGACCCGCTGCCGGAGTTCTTCGACGGCTCGGGCTGGTGGGAGTGGATCAGCCTCGACGTGTCGTGCACCGTCATGGACATGCTGGGCCTCGACAGCTCGCCCTTCGCCGCGCAGCGGCAGCGGGTGCAAGAGCGCATCGACCACGCCTCCCCCAACCGCAACGTCGACCAGGGCCTCATCCTCGACCCGTGGCGGGGCAGGCAGGCGGGCTTCGCTGGGCTGGCGCCCTTCGGCCTGTCGCCGGGCGGGGCCACCTGGGCAGCACCGTCCTACGGCTACGTGGGGCCCGAGGCGGGCAACCTGATCGTGGTGCCGACGCTGTACGGCGGCGGCTACGGGTACTGACGACCGAGAAGCCTTGGTTCATCCGCGGGGATTCTCCCCATTGTCCAGCAGGCACCTGACGCGGCGATCCCTCTCAGCCTCGACATGCCGCGCCACGATGCGGGCATCCAGTTCAGCCATGCTGAAGTACTTCACGCTCATGTCGTTACCCTCCTCGCGTCGCAACGTCGCGCGTGCTCCAGCACCGTCTGCTCCAGCACGTGGGCCGCCAGCTGGAAGGGCACCTCGCCACGCATCATGATGGGCAGCAGCGGCACTGCGGGGACGGCCTGGCCCAGCGACGGGCCGATGCTGGCCAGCGGCAGCACCAGGGAGGCAATGCCGACGTGGGTGGCACAGATGGCAGGCACCCGCAGCTGTGCACACTCCACCAGGGCCTGCGGGCCCCCCTCGAAGCGAGAGCTGACTGCGTAGACGTCGATGCACCCGTACAGCGTGATGAGCGTCTCCTGGTTGCAGCTCTCGAAGTATTTGAAGGGGACGCCCGCTTCCGTCAGTCGCTGCACCACGTAGTCGCGGCGGTAGCCAGCCAGCACAGCCATCACATCGTGCGACCGCTTCCATCTCTCGATGAGGAAGTCGCACAGGAGATCTGGGCCCTTCTCCCACTTGCCGATGAGGGGGTCTACGCCCTCACCGTCCCTCTGGAAGGAACCCACCAAGAAGGCTGAGGCTGCATCTGGCAAGCCGTGCGCCTTCCTGAACGCCTCGAGGGAAGGCTGGGGTCGTGCAAGTCGCTGCAGTGCCTCACGCTCCCAGTAGGGGATCAGGGCCTGCATGGGGGCATTGCAGCTCGTCGTGCAATGCCCTCGCTTCAGCTCGAGGGCGCCCAGGGCGGCGGCCAGCTGGTTGGACCCCTCGCCGCCGAAGGACGACCAGCAGTCGGTCACCTGCGTCAGGGCCTTGAAGTCGTCCTTCGCGGCCTCGTCCCACTTCCACGGCACGATGTGGTGGAAGGTGCTGAGGACGGGCTTGCGGCGGAGGAGGTCGATGGGAAGCTGCTTCCAGCACCATGAGGCCAGCAACCAGATGACATCGGCTTCAGCGGGGTCTGCGGTGATCTCGAAGGGCACTGCACCTGTTGCAGTGACCTGGCGCTGCAGGCCGTGGGCGGCCTCTTGGCCCATCACATCGACGACCCACCCCTCGTTGGGGGCCAGGATGAAGCACTTCACTGCGGGCTCCCCCACGTGTCGTTGTCGATCAACTGCAGCGACATTCGCCTGCACCTGGGGCACTGCGACTGGGCGGGTGCGCTGGCAGGCTTCACCACGACGCAGTAGTGGGCGCAGGCCCCGCAGACGGCGTCGCCCGTCAGCCAGGGGGCGTCCCTGTCGGCGATGTCGATGACCTTGGCAGTCACGGATCGTCGCTCCGCCCGTCGCAGGCTTCCCACAGCTTCTCCTCCGCCAGGGTGCCGTCGATGAACTCCAGGATCAGCTTGCGCTTGGGCCCCAGGAAGGCGCGGCGGTCCCGCTCGGCCTCGACGTGGCGCTGCTCGATGTCGTCATCGAGCTTCTGCATGCTGAAGTACTTCATTCCTTGCAGCCTTGCTCCAGCTCGTCGGCCATCATCCGCAGCTCGGCCGCCATCAGGGCCGCGTCGGCTGCGTCGCACTGCACGCAGAAGCGCTGCTTGCCGTCAGTGTCCCACTTGACGTAGGCCATCGCCCTGCACGCCTCCAGCCCGTGGGCCTCGACGACGAGGACGTCCCTCCGCTCGATGCTCACTTGTCAGCCTTCGCTTCCTCATCCAGCCGGTGCGCCGCAGTCGCGCCCGCATCGCGCAGTGCCAAGGCGAACGACCTCGCCTCTGACATCGGAACCTGGAACATCACGCCTTCGCCCTGGGTGACGAAGGCCTTCGATCCAGGCGGCAATGTCACCGCGATGCAGAAGTGCGTAGGTGGTAGTTGGGCAGCTTCTGCGAGCTCACGCTTGAGGAGCTCGAGGTCAGCCTTCGGGTCGTCGCTGTGTGTGCTCATGTTCGATTCCCTTCCATCTTCTTCGGCCCCCGCTGCGGCTTGATGCCTGCGGCCACCACGGCCGCCCGGACCAGCGCGTAGGCCTTCCCGTACTCCTTGCCGGAGCACTGCCCCGCAAGGGCCCTCGCCGCCGCCGCCAGGCCCAGGCCCTTGCGGTACAGGGAGACAGCCTTCTGCTCTGCGCTGTCGCTCGACGACATCACCTGGGCGACCCGTGCGGCCTCCGACTCCGATCGGTGCTTGATCTTCTCCTCGACCTTCATGTTGCCGAGCTTCTGCTGCAGTTCCTCGTAAGCTGCCAACACCTCGAGGTCCTGCAGGCCGCTGACGCCCCTGCCTCGGGCAGCCTGCTCGTTGTCCCAATCGCGGGCCATCAGCAGCTCGCTCTTCTTCCTGGCCCGCCCACGCCTGTCGGCTTCCTTCTCCAGCCGGTAGTCAGCGTCGGCCTTGGCGTGTCGGGCCTGCCACTCGTTGGACGGACACAGGGCGATGCGCCTCATTGCCTCCGTCAGCGGCCTGGTGGCCACCCGCGAGGAGGGAGCACGCTCAGGCTCAGGCTGTGCCTCGAAGGCGAGCTCGTCTACCACGCCAGACCCTACAAGGCACCGGCGCGGTGTACACCGATCGCATCACTGCAGCAGCTGCAGCCTGAGGAAGACGCGCTGCTTCACGGCGCAGACGGCAGACCGGCTGGTGGCGAACAGCTCGGCGATGTCGCAGTCGTGGGTGCCTTCGGGGTTCCTGGCCGCGTGGACCAGGACGCAGTGGCACTCGGCCTTGTCCAGCCACTGATGGCAGCGTCGTCGCTCGCAGGGCACGTCGAACTGGTCGGTCACCGAGAAGCACGTCTTGCCCTCGACGATCGCGTTGCTCATCCCTCCACAGAACAACACCCCTCGGGCGGGGGACAAGGCATCGTCGGACGGGCCAGGTCGGGGTCGCATGCGAAGAACTCCTCGACGACCCGGTGCAGCTCCTCCCTGGCCGGGCGCCGACCCTCCCGCTGCATCATCCTGTCGCGTGCCCTCTCCCAGACGTGCAGCAGCCTGATGGCCAGCGCACCCACGTCGCTCGTCGTCAGCGTCGGGTGCCGGGTGCACAGCTCGTTCATCATCTGGCCCTGCTCCTCCGTCAGCCTGACGTTGAAGATGCGGAAGCCCGCCCTCCTGCGCAGCTTGCGCCGCTCGACCTGGATGCCCCGCTCCTGCAGCACCAGGAAGGCGTAGTAGCGGGTCACCTCGGGATGGCCTTCCTCGGTCAGCAGCTCGGCTGTCCTCGTCAGCGACCCACAGCTGGCGTACAGCTCCGCGATGCGGTCGCCCAGTTCATCAGCGATGCGGCGGTAGGGCGAGTGCTGGGTCATTTGTCCAGCCAACACGTAAGTACGTAAGGCTTCTTGGTCTTCCCGTCGTCCTCAAACATCCTGGCATTGACAAAGGGGGTCCAGCCATCCTTGCCGGGCTTCACCCCCATGTCCTCGTAGCACCAGTCGCTGAGGCGATCGCAGGTGTCGACGTATTCGAAGAACTTCTTCACGTCGATGATGGCGAGCGCCGCGAAGTCGTTGTCAGCCCGATTGCGCCAGTAGTGTAGGTGCCAATCAGCATGGAGACGTAGCTTCGTCCACTCGTTCCCCCGATGACCTGACATCGATCCGTCGCACCTGTTGGCTTTGGCGACCTGTCGCCTGCAGTCTTTGACTGTCTTCTCAGGGCCGATGCAGTACGGCGTCGCCTTGCATTCGGACCGGCACAGCCTGACTGTCCACATCCCGTAGTACTTGATGTCCGTGAAGGGCAGCCCTCGCAGGCTGAAGATGTGGTCAGCTTCATCGACCAGGTCGGCGCAGCGTCCCATGTCTTCCTGGATGTTCCCTTGGACGAGGTTACCCCTGACAAACTTCGTTCCCTGCAGGCGGGGGATGATGAAGGCGTAGTCCTTGATGCTCTGAGCAAGCCGTGCCTCGTAGGCCGCAATGTCGATGTCGTCCATCACGCCACGTCCTCGAAGAGCTTCAGCACCCCTTCCACTTGCTCCAAGGGGACGCAGAAGCCATTGACCTTGCCGCCGCGGCTGGTGGTGTTGAGCCAGATGGCTTCCGTCCCCAGCTGCACCTGGGCCCACAGCCCCTTCGCCTCGTCCTGCACCGCATTGGGCGCCCTGAACTGCGTGACGATGGCCACGATCCCCTCGACCAGCCGGTCGGCCCTGAAGACCATGCCCGGCTTGCCGTTGCATGAGCAGACGGCGTAGGCGACGCCTTCGCGGACCTCGCGGTGCACCGCAGCCGTGGCGTCTGCGCCATCCTTGAACCTGAACGTCCAGGAGTGCGTCGGCTTGTTGTCCTTCAGCGTCGAGATGGCGTCCCTGATCTTCTCAATGTCCATGATCCCCAACCTCCCTGTCTAAGCCGAGTTGGCCAAGTAAGTAGAGATGGTAACGATACGAGCGTTGATGTTCACTTGGACACCACTTCGCTGCGCATCGTGACGTCGACCAGGTCAGTCTCCAGCCGGGCGGCCTCGAAGACGTAGTCAGGCACCTGCTTGTCGCTGATGAAGCCATCGTGCAGGTTCCACGTCCTGATGCCCAGTGCCCGACACTCCCGCTCGCAGGCTGCGATGAAGACGGACTCGTGCCGCATCAGCAGGCAGGACGCCGTCCGAGGCAACCCCCGTCCCCTGCAGCGCCCGAACTCCTTCAGCAGCCAGGCGTCGATCTCTGCACACACTGTGGCCAGACGTCGGTCAAGCGCACGGAGTCCCCACACCGCGTCCTCGTAGCCCACCCCCAGCTCCTTCGCCGTCCGGACGAAGCTCTGCCTGGGGGAAGCGGTGCACGGGCTGCCGATGCACCGCTGGTTGACGTAGAGCTTCACCAAGGCCACCGGCAATTGTGAGGCAGTGCCATGCCCCAGGTACTGCTCGGGATTGTCTACGAGGCTCCTGAGGGCCGGGACGGCCTCCCCGGCGAGGGAGCAGACGACCGACGGGTGGGCCTTCCGCATGTCGTTGTCCCACATCCCCCGATACACGACCCCACGCTCGTACCTCGTCAATTGCTGCGCTGCGTCGGCCACTCGCCAGGTCCGCGGGTGGCGGATACCTGAACGAGTGTTTACCGGTACAACATACAACGGGGGGCTGGGGTGGCTGGGCTCTCTCGTACCAGCGGACGGACGTGGACCAGCGCTCGTACCTGTACTGGCGCACATACCAGCGGACGACGTGGACGACGTGGACGACGTGGACGACGTGGACGACGTGGACGACGTGGACGACGTGGACGACGTGGACGACGTGGACCCGCTCGAGCATGCACCCAGCACCGACGCCTGTCGCAGGCGCCTGCAGGCGAGCTGCAGCACCTGCCTGTGGAAGTCAGGCTCAATCCTGACCGAGGTGGGCCGCTGGCCCTTGCTGTGCTTCCTGACCTGGAAGAGGGCCGCAGGCTGCTGCTTGGCGAAGGCAGGCGGGTTAAACCACCTGTTGCCCGGCAGCTTCACCCGCTTCTTGTGGCTGACGAAGACGACGGGGTGCTTCCGCTGCAGCTCCCACCAGTGGGTCGCCTCAGCCACAGCCAGCCGCCGCTCCCGTGGGTCGATGGGCAGCCTGATGGCCCATGGCCTGGCAGTGGCCACCTGCTCGATGGCTTCAGCCAGGAACTTCCGCAGCCCAAATGTGGCACTGCCCCGAGGGTTGCCCCCCGAGGCAGCGGACGCGTGGCCAGGCGACTCACGCGACGTCTTGGTCTGTGGATGCCTGGCCACGATCTCAATCTACAACGAGACCGCGACGATGTTTACTTGTCAATCATTGCAGACCAGATCAGCCCTGATCCCGATGACATCGTCTCCGTCGGCCTCCCACTCTCCGTCCTCGTCCCTCTTCACCAGATCGAACTCGTCCTCGAGTCCCATCTCACGCAGCGCCCACAGCGCTTCCTGCCGCGCAGCATCCTCGTCGGTCGCTGCGATCAGCATCTGCTTCTTGAGGATGACAGTCACCATGTAGTCACTGCAGTCAGCTCCCGGCCTTCGCCTCGTAGTCGACGCACCGGCCCGACAGTTGTAGATGCCAGTCGCCTTCGCCTTCTTCGTTCGCTTCTTCATTGTGTCACTCCGTCTTCCTGCCAGGGTCAGTCCTGGGTAAGTCAGAGTTTGGGCGACGATGGACTCGATGTTCACTCGACTGAATTCAGCTCCGATCTTGGACAGTTCCCTGTCCCCGTGTACACCGCGATCTCGCTTGGTACCGTTCGAGATCATGCCGTCCCTCACAGCCGATCAAGACAGCCCATTACAACAGTATCGTCTCAACTACGCCCCTTCCAAGAAGGCATGGGTCATCAAGCTACGTGACCCATCGACTGGCAAGTGGCGCAACAAGGTCGTCCCCAATTCCGTCCAGGACCGCGGCCAGGCGCAGGCCTGGTCCGACGACTGGGTCGCCCGCTACCTGCAGACGGGGGAGGAACCAGCGACGGGGCCCACCCCCAAGCGCCGCTCGCCGCTGGAGGTCGTCACCATGGCCTCCGTCATCGACCGCTGGGTCGCCTACCGCAAGCTGCTGCCCAAGGCCCGCGACCGCGAGGTCAATGCCTCGGCATGCGCCCTGCGCCGCTGGGTCGAGGAGTTCTTCCCTCGACTGTGGCGCTGCGACCTGGAGCGAGGCCTCGACGTGCCGCTGTGCTCGGCCTGGGTCGACGAGATGCGGACGAAGAGCGGCCTGGCCCCATACAGCGTCCGCAACGTGGTGCAGTGCTTCCGCCAGCTGGTCACCGACTGCAGGGGGCAGGGCTGGGTCAGGCGGCCCGACAACCCGATGCTGGACCCCTACGTCAAGGCCCGGCTGCGCAACTGGATGCAGCCGCTGGCCGGGCGGGGCGTCATCGTCGCCCTCGACGAGCAGCACGTCAGGGCGGTGGCTTCCTACGACGGGCCCCTCGTCCCACCAGCTCGCCGTGCCCTCAACCTGCTGGCCCTGTCGACGGGGATGCGGGCGGCCGAGATCGCCGGCCTGGCCTGGGAGCACCTGGATCTGCAGGAGGGCCTCGTCAGGGTCGTCCGCCAGTGGAAGCCCGACGGCTTCCGCCCGCCGAAGAAGGACAGCAAGCGTGTCATCCCGCTGCACCCTCGAGCGATCGAGGCAATGAAGGCATGGAACACCGTCGGCTGGGCGAAGGCATTCTCGAGGGCACCCGGTGGGCAGGATGCGGTGTTCCCGACGCCCTCAGGCGAGTACGGACACGTGACCGGCGCCCGGACCTTCCGTGACGACCTGGTCGCAGCCGGCGTCCCGTCGTCGATGGCGACCGACGAGGGCCAGGCGGTGGCCTTCACCTTCCACGCGGCCCGCAGGACCTTCATGACGTGCCTGTCGAACGCCGGCATCGACATGGAGCGGATCAGGTACCTGGCCGGCCACTCGCAGCAGGGGGTGACCTCGGCCCACTACATCAAGCGCAACCTGCCCAGGCTGCGGGAGGCGATCAATGCGTTGCCGTTCTGAACTCAGCTGACCACTCATTCGCCAAGATCAGCGACGATTCCATGTACTCTGCATGCACTCCTGGTACAACGATCTCATGGCGGCGCACATCGCCCCACGCCAGGAGAACGACCATGACGACCATGCAGAAGAACAGTGCCAAGGCAGTGCAACTCGTGGAGACCAAGCCCATCATCGACAGCAGCCTGCACCCCGACGTGGATCCCAGGGAGCAGGTGACCTCGGCGATCATGAAGGTGATGGGCAACCCGCAGCTGGTGACGGACGCCGACATCAGGGCGCTGGAGAAGGCCCTGGGCGAGGAGAAGAAGAGGCGGTCGGCGGCGGCGAGGGCCAAGCGTCCCCAGCCCGGCACCGCGGTCCGCATCGTGGCCTCGCCCTCGAAGCCGATGGTGAGGTGGGCGGGGAAGGATGGCACCGTGATCGCCTCCAAGGCGACCCGGTCCTTCGTCAAGCTGGGCGACAGCGTCCTCTACGTCCTCCACGGCGACATCGAGAAGGCGTGAGGACCCGGCACATCGGGCTCCAGGTCTACGCCACGCCTGGGGCCCTGCGGGAGTTCGAGCTGCCGTTCATCCTCGGCTGCCTGGCCCGCCACCGCAGGGCCGACTGGGGGGACGCCTGCGAGGCGGACAAGAAGGCCAACGACGAGGCCCTTGCCCACGGGGGACGGTTGCTGAGCGTCTACACGCTGGGCGACCTGCGCCTGTGGATCATCGAGGAAGCTGACCGCTCATCGACGACGGCCCTGCTGCCTGAAGACTACTGATCACTGTCGCTGCAGCCACGCCAGCGCCTCATCGACCAGGATGCGCCGCACCCGGCCGGCCTTGAAGCTGGGGAGGCCCAACTTGATCCAGCGCTTCACTGTCTTCGTTGAGACCTGCGTTCTCTGTGCGAATCGCTCCGTGGTGTCGATGTCTGCGGCCATTGTCCAATGTAGGCCCCTCGTGTCCCCATGTTCATCGCTTGACCGACGAGCCACATCGGCGATGAACTTGGATGATGGGGATGGCACTGGCAGTGGCACCTGAGGGGACGACCATCGATGCCTTCGCAGACTCACTGGTGAGCGATGGCAACCCGTTCCCGCTCAGCGGGAGGAAGACGAAGCCCATCACCATCGACACCACGGGAGAGCGTAAGGGCCGCCACGCCCTCTACACCTTCCGCCTCGGAGGCCAGCTTACGGAGAGGTACTTCAACGGCGAGCTGGCAGAGCGACTGAGGACTTCGGTGAAGGGATGGCCCGGGCACAGGCTCTACCTGCACCCAGGCACGTGTGGTCTCGGCAAGCCGGCCAGGCAAGCATTCGTCGATGACAGCAAGTGGCGTGACAAATACTGTCGTCTGCCCGAGTCAGTCCTGTTGGCGACAGAAGAAGGCGGCGTGCAACTCATCGCAGACGATGACGACAGGGTTGTCCGGCTTGCCGAGGCAGCCTTCGATTCGGTGAAGCCACGCGTCATCATCGAATACGACACTGGTTACCGACAACCCTTCTGCGACGCCTGGCCTGGCGCCATGAGGGCTGCCTTCGACACGGGGTCAGATCCCGTCTTCCAGCCCTTCGACTGGAAGCCGCGCCTGGACCATGCCCGAGCTGAGATCGCCAATGGGATGATCGACCTGGCCATGAGGCTGGGCACAGCGTCCAGGCAACTGCTTGACGTGCCCGAACGCGGGTGACAGCATCGCCCCATGGCATCGACCAAGAAGGCACCTGATCTCTCCCAGATGACCGACGAGCAGCTGCTGGCCTGGGCCAAGCAGCAGAGGCAGTCGACCCACAAGGACCAGGCCAAGGTGCAGCAGCGCATCTCCGAGGCGCTGGTGAGCGTCTTCAAGAGCTACGCGCCGGGCGGCAAGTGGCTGCCGCTGGAGTTCGTCCTGTCGTTCTCAGTCGTCAGGCTGAAGCCCAGCCCGGCGTCCTTCGCGACGATCCGGGAGCAGGTGCACACCATGCTGAGGACGAAGCCCGATTACTTCGAGGTGGCCAAGGGCATGGGCAAGGGAGCCCGGATGCTGGACCCCCTCAAGGGCGGTCCGGCTACGAAGGCGAAGAAGGTAGCCAAGAAGGCGGCGACCAAGTCATCGCAGTGAACTTGCCTGGTACCCTTCGACCCTTCGAAGGCCTTGGTACCGGTACCAGGGGCTGTCCTCAGCGGTCACCTGTTGTCCCCTCACGTCCCTTGATGATCAGCACGGTGCCTCTCGTAGAAGGCTGAATGGGGCCTGACGGCACGTGGTGAGGGGTCTGTCCTCTTGTTGCAAAACCGTCATACGGGAGTTCGATCCTCCTCCACGCCTCAATCAAATCAAACACTTACGTATGCGTGGTACCTCAGTTTTGGTACCTGCGGGTGACGAGGTACCAAGCTGTGTAAGCCACGGCTCGGACCGCTTACTTTGGGAAGGTGCGGCCCTCCGTCTACTTGGTGACCAACCTCGAGTCGGGGACGATCTACGTCGGCAAGACGAAGCACCCTGACTCCCGCTGGCAGGGTCACCTCAAGGCGGCGGTGATGGGCGGTGTGCAGCCCTTGTACAAGGCGATTCGCTCGTATGGCGCTGAGCGCTTCTCCTTCGAAGTCGTCGAGGAGTTCAACACAGACGAGGAGGCTTACGATGCCGAGACCTTCTACATCGTCTACTTACGCTTCCTCGGCGTACGCCTCTACAACCTCGACGAGGGCGGCCGTGGAGGACGAGGCAAGAAGCACAGCGAGGCCACGAAGGCGAAGCAAAAGGCCAACATGCGAGGTTGGACGCCGGGCTGGAAGCTCACTCCAGAGTCCCACCGTAGATCGCAGGAGACCAGGAAGAGGCGCCGACAAGAACGTGGTCCTCGTCCCCCTCGAACGACTCCGCGAGTCTACTGGAATGCTCGCTTCGGCATCTGGCAAGGCCCGTACACAGACGCCAGCATGAAGCGGAAGATGAAGTCGATCCCAGTTCGCTACGCCTCACGTGAGGACGCCGAGCGCTACATGGTCGAGTGGGTTGCCTCGAACAGCTGCCAGCTCTGGTAACGCTCTGACCACAGCAGGATCCAGGTAGTCCCTGGCCAACCACTCATGTGCGCCCGTGGGTGTAAGGCGACGACCCACCATGGTACCATGTATCATGATGAAGTCATTGACGATCCTGGTGGGCGCTTCGGCAATGTCGCTGGCGGCGTGTGGAGGGGCGCCCTTCGAGTACGACCCTGGCCAGACTTCCATGGCAGCCGCTCCACAGGCTGATGCCCCCACCTTGGCCCCGGACGCCGGTGACCCGCAGCAGGTAGTGGAACCCACCCCGGCCACGACCGTCACTCCTGGGACGGACAGTGGGCCCGAGGCGGCATCCCCTGCACCCCTGCCCGATGCAGGCGCACAGGCGGTCGATGCAGGCAGCATCCCCCTCCCCGACGCTGGCTCCCCTGCTCCCGTCGTCGATCCCAGCGCTGCCTACCACGACTTCCTGCCGATGGTCGAAGCGTACCTGCGGAGCGGCACCCTCGGCCCGACGGCCCCCATGCGGGTGGCGACGGTGACGGACGGCACTGCTGCCTCGGCGGCCCTCGCGGCGGCCGCAGAGCCTGCGCTGGGGTGGAACGGCGGCAAGGGCATCGCGCAGAACTCGGGTTGCTACTTGGCGACGGACGCCTCGGTCTTCACCCCAGCGCAGGTGGCGCAGCAGCTGGCGGCCTTCGCTCCTGACGTCGTCGTCTCCTTCGCCGGCGATGGCATGCTGCAGGTCATCAGCGGCCTGGAGGCGCTGGACGCCGTGTCGGCGACTGCCGCTCCCTTCTACTTGCTGGGCCCGGACAACGACCTGCCCGGGTCGCCCGTGGTGCCCGCCTCGGTGCCGACGACCCGCATCGCAGGCATCGGCCAGGTCTCGGAGGTCTACTGCAGGAAGGGCAGCGCCTACGCTGACCAGCTGTTGTTCGTCGGCGGCAGTGGCAGCGGGTTCAGCGGCAGCTTCGGCTGCTACGTCGGCATCCAGTGATCGATCAGAAGGCGGTCTTCACGTAGTCCGGCACGACGTGCGCCGTGGCATCGCGGTAGATGAGCGGGTCGCAGGCCAGCTTCATCCTGAAGAAGCGGCGCAGCTCCTCGCCCACCGGGTAGTGGAGGTCGAATCCCCTCTCCTTCCAGGCGTTCCTGGTCGAGTGGCGCCGTTCGCAGATGCCAATGTCGATGTGGTGGGTGCTGACGCAGGCCAGCGACCCGTTGCTCGGCGGACGTGGGAGGTCGAGCCTGTGGAAGCTGCCCTCCCACCGAGGCGCCACCTTCCACAGCGTCGGGTTGTCGAACTTCGGCACGTGCACCAGGTGCCGCCTCTGCTGCATCCAGGGCAGGGTTGGGTCGAGGGCGGGCTCTCCGTCCAGGTCCTGCACGGCCTCGAGTCCCCGGACGCAGGCGAAGGATGATGTTCCATTGCAGAAGGCATCGAGGTGCCCACGCAGCGTTCCCTCTCGCGGGACAAGGAAGTCATCGGCATCTGCCAGCAGGAAGCACGCGTGGTCGTCCAGGAGCCTGGTGCACCTCGCCTTGGTCCATCCGAAGCCAGCAGGCTGGCCCAGGCGGTAGCTGCCATCGCCAGGCACCCGTTCGACGTTGAAGCCGAAGGAGCGAGCGATGTCGGGGGTGCCGTCCAGGCTGCCGTCGTCGAAGAGGTAGACGCAGCCCGGGTCGAAGTGCTGTGCGTAGTAGCTGCACCACTTCGAGAAGATGAGCGCCTCGTCCCTGGCGTAGCAGGCGAGGGCGGGGCCTCCCGTCACGTCGTCCCCACGTAGAAGGAGACCAGCGCGGCCTGCACGGTGTCGTTGAACAGCGCCACGACGCCTCACGCCACTTTCCACGACAGCAGCGTCGCCCCCGCCTGCGCCCCGCTGTAGGCATTGACGTCGAAGCCGAAGCAGTTGCCGCCATTGGGCACGAAGCTCGACGTCGTTGCCGTCAGCAGGGTGTTCCACAGGAAGCCGTCGATGCTGTACTCGTAGGCGTAGCTGGTGCCCGTGTTCCTGATGCGCAGGCCGATGGGCTGCTTGACGCCGAGGGCGAACTCGCCGGCCGGCGTCGAAGAGAAGGTCGTGGTGTTGGTGTAGTAGTCGACGAACAGCTGCGCGGGCGAGGTGTTGTTGTCGATGCCGATGCAGGCCAGCTTGCCGCCCACGTTGTCCCGGACGTGGATGCCGAAGAAGCTGACGTTGAAGCCCCAGCCCTCCAGGAAGGCCGTCACCCCCTGGCCCGCCGAGGAGCTGACCTCCCAGCACTGGATGTTCTGCGCCGAGCCGTTGCTGCTGGTCACGTAGCCGGTGAAGGTGCCGCCGCTGATGGCTGACTGCCCGTGCCCGTTGCTGGAGAAGAACCTGAACGGGCTGACGCTGCCAGAGCATGGCTCCGTGCCCTGTGCCCCGCAGCCCGGGATGACGGGCAGCCAAGAGGATCCGTTGCTGAAGTAGGCGATCGGACCGTCGGTGCAGACGTAGTAGGTGCCAGCGCCTGGGGAGGGACGCGAGGAGTAGGGCCCTCCTGCGATGCCCGCGGTGCCGCCGCCCGTGGAGTTGATGGTGAGGGTGCTTCCGGGCCCACCGTCCGTGATGCTGATGTTGGCACCCGCCGCGATCGTCCTCGACTTCGGCAGGCCAGCGTCTGCTGCTGCCAGGACGTACGACCCGCTCGGGTCTGCGCCGATCGACGACGAGACGGTGACCGTCGGACCCGAGCCTCCCGTGACCGTCGTCCCTCCTGCCCCGGCCACCAGGCTGATGGCGCCCCCACCCGACCCACCCGAGCCGCTCAGGATGACCTGGCCAAGGCTGTTGGTAGTAGCCGTTACGGTCCCGACCCCGACGATGTAGGGCACCCCTGCGCTGACCTGCGTCAGGCTGCCTGTGAAGCCGTGCTGCGACGAGGCGATGACAGGGCCGCTGAACGTCGAGCCCGACAGCGTGGCCACGACGCTGTCGTCGATCCGCAGCGTGGCGACATGCGTTCCCGTCAGACCGGAGACCAGGAGCCCAGTGGTGAGGTCAGCGATGGGGTACGGGCTGCCCAGCACCAGCTGGCCGCCCTGCTGGAAGAAGAGGCCGCTGGTTCCCCCGCAGTCGGTCCCAGACGCGGTGACGAAGTCCATCCGGATGAACTGGCCCACGTAGGGCTGCGCCGGCGAGGCCAGGCCTGCGACGCTGAGCGGGCCGCCTGTGTTGCTGTTGTTGGCGATCTCCACGCTGTCTACGCTGTTGGCCACCAGCGTCACCGTGGCGCCCCCGTCGATCGGGATCGTCTGGGTGTAGTCGAACTGGTAGACGACGACCTGCCCGCTGGTGCCGCGGTTGAGGTAGTAGCTGCTCGACGGGCTGCTGACCAGCAGCTGGTAGATGTTCCAGTCGTCCGCGGCGGGGGCGCCGCCCACCTGGAAGTAGGCGCCGTCGCTGGTGCCGCCCAGGTAGGTCTTCTGCTCCACGACGCCCCTGAAGCGCAGGGTAGCAGCGTAGGTCGTCGAGGGGTCGCCGCCCATCACCGCCGACGACGTCACCACCGAGGCGCAGTTGTACGACTGCGGCGTGGCGTCGCTGATGCGGGGAAGCAGCCACTGCAGGCCGCTGAGGGCCGCGGCCGGGTTGTCGCAGC